CGAAGAGATTTGCACTACCCCCGCTCCCTTCCCTGAGTTAGGGAAGTCAGTGTGCTATGAGGTGGGACAACCTATGGGCCTTTATGGCTCTTTTCCCCTATTCCATCTATCAAATTTGATTATGGCGTCCTTGGCGGAATCCCGTGTCTCCGAGAAATCGGATTACCGGGTGACCACCTTCCCCACCGCTAAAGTCTCCTTTATGATATTGGGAGACGATGTAGTCTTTTCAGACGAATTGGTGGCGGAGGAGTATAAGGGGATAATGTCCAGCTTGGGTGTAGAGATATCTGTCCAAAAATCCTTTTCTGGGCAGGTGGCAGAATTTGCCGGTTTTCTCACATTCCCAACTTTCTCTAAGGGTAAGGTGACCTCCTTCCGTCCGTATAAATACCCGGACGTAGGAAAAAATTCCAAGGTCACTAATGGTCTGCAGTTTCTGCATGCCTTAGGTGCACGAGTGAAGAGCATATCCCCATATTGGGAGGATATGTTTCACAGATACACCCGAACCCTGGGACAGAGAGATATCACTCTGTCCCCCTTGGTCTCGGACACTGAGGAGGATTCACAACCCTCCTATGTGAGTGACCAATACCTCACAGCCTTGATGCAGTCCTTCCGCATCTTATGGCTAGAAAGACAGGGTTCCCACTTAGGGGAAGCTAGAACTAGCCCCCCAAAACGGAGGAGGGTGGTTCGCACCACACTTGTCCGCAGTAGTGGAGACCATGCTGTGTCAGAAAATAACACGGCTAAAGTCTTTCCGATGAATGGTAGTGTTCAAAACACCACCAATACACACACTTCTGACCCTCGTTCTGCCATTCATGGTGGTAACCCCAGTAGGAACATGGGGAATGACGAGATTCGCTCCCGTTTCAGGAATCCATTGAGTACGGATCCCTTAATCCAGAAGGATCTCAAATCCCACCCTAAGTCTGCAGTAAACCTGGACCAATCTTCACCTCCTGGAGGTCGTAGGTAGGTCGGAGGTAGGGGTTATTCCCTAATCCTTCCTTTCACAAGGGTGTGGCGTGTGAGAAAG